GCTCTAAAAAACACAAAAGCATCCATTGATCCGCGATTCTGGAACGCTCAGTACATGCAGCAGCCGACATCTGACACGGCAGCCATGGTTAAAAGAACTGATTGGCAGGTTTGGGAAGCAGATGAACCACCTCGCTGTGAATATATCATCCAGTCATGGGATACGGCGCTAGAAACTAAGACTACATCCGACTATTCTGCGTGCACAACGTGGGGAGTTTGGTATAACGAGCACGACAACATGTCACCAAACCTGATTCTCTTGGATGCGTTCAAAGATCGGATGGCATTTCCAGAATTAAAGACGGTTGCAATGAAACATTACAAAGAATGGCAGCCAGACGCGTGTATAATCGAGAAAAAAGCTTCGGGTGGGCCATTAATTCAAGAACTTAGGCGGATGGGGTTGCCGATTCAAGAGTTTTCACCTAGCCGGGGTAATGATAAGATCGCGCGTATGAACGCGGTAACGGACTTGTTTGCATCTAAAAAGGTGTGGGCTCCCGATACTCGTTGGGCCCGTGATGTTATTGAAGAGATTGCTGCTTTCCCAGTGGGCGAGCACGATGACTTTGTTGATACTTGTACGCAAGCATTGCTGCGGTATAGACAAGGTGGGTTTATTGCATTAGATAGTGACATGGCAGATGAGCCATTGGCGTTTCGTCGCAGGAGAGCGGCATATTACTAGGAGAATATTATGTTTTTTATGGGAAGAGTAAATTTATTGTGGCGCGATGTGGTAAGAGCGCGTGATATTGAAGAGATTCAAAATGGAATGGCTGACAATGATGTTTGGAAAAAACTGAACGTTGAGTCCCGCCAAGCCGCAGAAGAGAAATTTAGTAGAGAGTTGATAAGTGTTTTCCCAACTCTTATTGAGTACTGCTACGAGATGGAAAAGATTGCTTCTAACTCTGAAGACAAAATTAGAGTTCTGCAGCACAGGATTAATGAATTAACTAAGGTTCCGACGAAAGTTAGAAAACCTAGGGCTAAAAAAGTAAAGAAAACTAAGGATTAAATATGTCAATAGAAAAAGGCCTGTACCAGGCACCACAAGGTTTAGATGCATTAGCTGGTGCAGAGCCAGATATTGAGATTGAAGTTGAAGATCCAGAAGCCCTACGCATTAGCGTTGAGGGCGAAGAAGTTTTTGATATGGAAGACGTCGGTGGCGACGAAGACTTTAACGAGAACTTAGCGGAAGAAATGGAACCTGGCAAGTTACAAACGCTTGCTAGCGAACTACAAGAAGATATTGATAATGACTTAAATTCCCGCAAAGATTGGGAAGAGATGTACAAGGACGGTATTACATTATTAGGCTTGAAGTTTGAAGAAAGAACTGAACCTTGGGATGGCGCCTGCGGTGTGTTCCACCCAATGATTACTGAAGCGGTTGTACGTTTTCAGGCTGAAGCAATTACAGAGACGTTCCCAGCTAAGGGCCCTGTAAGAACTAAGATGATTGGTAAAGAAACCCGCGAGAAAAAAGAAGCGGCGATGCGTGTCGAAGAAGACATGAACTATCAGTTAACTGAGAAGATGCCTGAGTATCGCAACGAGCACGAGAGAATGTTATGGAACTTGCCATCGGCTGGTTCTGCATTTAAAAAGGTGTACTTCGATCCAGGTATTGGCCGTCAGGTTTCGATATTTATTCCAGCAGAAGATGTGATTCTGCCGTATGGTGTTAGTGAGATTGCTTCATCTCCAAGATTGACACACCGCATGCGTAAGGCTAAAAATGAGTTACAAAAGCTAATGAACGCAGGCTTTTACCGTGACGTTGAGTTAGGTGAGCCACAGAAGTTTAAATCAGATATTCAAGAAAAGAAAGATACAGAGACAGGGTTTAGCGCATCTTACGATGATCGCTTTGAGCTTTATGAGATTCATGCTGACTTAGATCTCCCAGGTTATGAGGACGAAGATGAAGAAGGACACCCTACAGGAATTGCTCTCCCTTATGTCGTTACTATGGTTAGAGGAACAAACGAAATCCTCTCAATCAGGAGAAACTGGAATGAGGACGACAAACTTAAACTTAAGCGACAACATTTCGTTCACTATCAATACATCCCTGGATACGGGGCATATGGTTTTGGATTGTTCCATCTCATCGGTGGTTACGCCAAGTCAGCGACCAGCATCATGCGTCAGCTTGTGGACGCAGGAACGTTGTCCAACTTACCCGGAGGATTAAAAGCCCGTGGTTTACGCATTAAAGGTGACGACACTCCGATCGCTCCAGGTGAATTCCGTGACGTAGATTTAGGTTCAGGAAACATCCGCGACAATATCTTGCCTCTTCCATATAAAGAGCCTTCACTGGTTCTATCTGGTTTGATGGATAAGATTGTTGAAGAAGGCCGCCGCTTTGCAGCTACTGCTGATACAAACGTGTCTGATATGAGTGCTCAAGCACCTGTCGGAACAACATTTGCTATTCTAGAACGTACGTTAAAAGTAATGACTGCGGTTCAAGCTCGTGTTCATTATGCGTTGAAACAAGAACTTAAACTCCTTGCAGGAATTATTAGGGACTATACAGATGAAGAATATAACTATGAGCCAGAGGAAGGTACTCCGCGTGCCAAGAAGTCAGACTATAGCATGGTCGATATATTACCCGTATCTGACCCTAATGCTGCAACTCTTTCACAGCGCGTAGTTCAATATCAAGCGGTTATTCAATTAGCCCAACAAGCACCACAGATATACAACTTACCAGAACTACATCGCCAGATGTTAGATGTTTTGGGTATTAAGCACGCAGATAAACTAGTTCCATTACCAGACGATCAGAAGCCACAGGACCCTGTGACTGAAAATATGAATGCTCTTAAAGGCAAACCTATTAAAGCATTTGAGTACCAGGATCACCAGTCTCATTTGCAAGTTCATCAAAGTGCAATGCAAGACCCTACAATTCAAAAACTTATTGGTCAAAATCCACAAGCTCCAGTTATTATGGCGGCCTTACAAGCACATATAGCAGAGCATACTGGTTTTGCTTATAGACAACAGATGGAAATTGCTCTTGGTGTTCAGTTACCTGACCCAGACGAAGAAATGTCAGCTGAGATGGAGAAAGAGCTTAGCCGTATGTTGGCGCAAGCGTCCACCCAAGTTCTTGCTAAGAGTCAAGCTATGGCTGCTCAACAACAAGCTCAGCAGAACCAACAGGATCCAGTTCTTCAAATGCAACAACAAGAATTACAGTTGCAACAACAAGAATTGCAGATCAAGCAAATGCAAGCTCAAACTAATGCTCAGCTTCAACAGAAGAAGATTGCCGCTGACGCAGCAGCTAAAGCAGACGAACTTGATTTACGCAAACAAGAATTACAGATGAAGATGCAGCTGGAAAGTACTAAGGCTGGTATGGAAATGGCGCATAAGAAAGAAACGCTTAAAGGCCAACAATCTGTAGAGGGGTTCAAAATTGCTGGCGATATTGCCAAGCATAGAGAGCAAGTGCTACAAAATCGTAAGGAAACAAAACCAAAAGGAGAATGATAATTGGACTTACTAACAGTAAGCTTTGTGGATGCCTTGAAAAATAAAATCAGGGCTGACATGAATAACTACGCTGACGACTTGGCAAATGGTCAGTGCAAAACGTATGATGAATATAAAGAGCTCTGCGGCGTGATTCGAGGCCTAGCGTATGCAGAGCGCCACTTACTTGACCTCGCTGACAAACTGAAAGAAGACAACGATGAGTGAAATCATTGCAACATTGAACGACGGCTTAGTACTTCCTCCGGATTTACAAGCTGAAAAGGATGCGAAAGCAGCCGAAGAAGCAAAAGAGGCAGCTGATGAAGCTGCAGCGAAGCAACTACCACAACCAAAGGGCTGGAAGATTTTATGCGCTTTGATTGAAGTAGCAGATAAGTATGAGAGCGGTTTAGCTAAGGCAGACCAAACAGTGAAGACAGAAGAATTGACTTCACCAGTTTTATTTGTTTTAGAACTCGGCGACATAGCTTATCAGGACAAAGACAAGTTCCCTACTGGCCCTTGGTGCAAGAAAGGTGATTTTGTTATTACACGTCCATACACCGGAACTCGCGTGATGATTCACGGCAAAGAGTTTCGTCTTATCAACGACGATCAGGTAGATGCGGTTGTCGAAGATCCAAGGGGGATATTCCGTGCGTAGTGAGCGCCAGAAAGAACAAAGGCGTAAATACGAAGCTAGCGAAAAAGGAAAAGCTGCTAAACGCCGACACGAAGCTGCATATGTAGCCTCTGGTGGTAGAGCAGCAACTGAAGCTAGGCGTAAGGGTAAACCTATTTCGGAAGCAAGAAAGGCTGCGCGAGTGCGATGGGCTAAAGCTAATAAAGAATATTTTACTGCGGATAGATCTTTTAGACGTTCTTTGGAACGAGATTTATCAGAGTTAGATAGACTTACATTAATTGAGGCTGTTTCACTAGCAAGGCTAAGAGAGCAAAGTATTGGAGGTAAATGGCACGTTGACCATATTATTCCAGTTTCAAAAGGTGGCAATTCTACATCTAATAATTTGCAAGTAGTACCTGCTGTTTGGAATCAGCAGAAGTCAAACGTACACACCAAACGTTTTATTGGTGCTTAACTAGGAGTAATAAATGGCAGAAGAAGGTTTTAAGTTCCCAGATGAAAAGGATGAACAAGAGAACGATATTAAGATTGATGTTGAAGGTGAAGCAGAGATTGATATTAATATCGAAGATGATACCCCCGATGAGGACAAGTTTGCAAAGCCTCTGAATCGCGAAGTCGACGATCCAACTGACGAAGAGATTGAGAAGTATAGCAAAAATGTACAAACTCGGATTAAAGAATTAACGCATGCTCGTCACGATGAGCGCCGCGCTAAAGAAACACTAGCTCGAGAAAAAGAAGAGTTAGAACGCTTGACTCAGCACATACTAGAAGAGAACAAAAAGCTAAAGCAATATGTTCAATCTGGTGAAGCAACATACGCTGAAACCCTTAAAGCAAAAGCGCAAGCTGAGCTTGAAATGGCACGCAAAAAGTACAAGGAAGCTGCCGATTCTTATGACAACGATGCGGTAATGGATGCTCAAGAAGCTCTGTTCGAAGCTAAGATGAGATTAGAGTCTGCAAAAAATTTCCGTCCAACCCCTTTACAAACGGACGAAAATGATGTACAAATGCAAACAAGAGCACCTGTAGCACCGAAGCTAGACGAAAAAACCTTGCGCTGGCAAGCAAAAAACCAGTGGTTTGGCACTCCGGGCTATGAAGAAATGACAGCGTTCGCGCTGGGGCTGCATCAAAAACTCGTTGGCACTGGGTACAATCCTAGTTCTGATGAATACTTCGAGAGAATTGACTCTCGCATGCACCAGGTGTTCCCCGAAGTTTTCGGTGATGAGCCTGCCAAAAAATCTGAGCCTGTTAGAAAACCTGCAAATGTAGTGGCACCATCGTCTCGGACAACCGGTGCTAAAAAAACAGTCACGATCTCCAAAACAGCTGCAGCGATTGCGGACAAACTTGGTATCCCTCGTGAACTATACGTTAAAGAATTTTTAAAACAGGAGTCTAGAAATGGTTAACCCAAACAGAACAAATCGTGATTTAGAATCACGCGAAAAAGAAACTCGTGCAGCAGTGTATGTACCAACAAGCAACTTGCCTGATCCTACACCGGAACCAGGTATGTCATTCAGATGGATTGCTACCGCAATTTTAGGTCAAGCTAACCCAACGAACGTTTCTCAGAAGCGCCGTGAAGGTTGGGAACCTGTTAAAGCAGTAGACCATCCAGAGTTAATGCTTCAAGGTGATACAAACGGTAACGTAGAAATTGGTGGCTTAATGTTATGCAAGGCCCCAACAGAAATGCTAGAAGCACGTAAACGGTATTTCGATCAACAGTCTCAGAATCAAATGGATTCTGTTGATAACCACTTTTTGCGTAACAACGACGCTCGTATGCCTTTGTTTAGTGATCGCAAGACCACGACTACTAGAGGTAGCGGCTTCGGAAATGGTAGCAAATAATATTAACTTTATGGAGGCTTTATGTCAACAACAGCTAGTCCTTACGGACTAAAGCCGGTCAGCCTGATCGGCGGTCAAGCGTTCTCTGGCGGTACAATCCGCGAGTACCAATTGACTTACAACAACACAGCACCAATTTTTAACGGTGACTTGGTTGCTTTAGGCACAACAAGCAACACACCTGGACAACCAACAGTTGTTACAGCAACCCCAACTACATCATCTACTGGTGTTATCGGTGTTTGCGTAGGCGTGCGTTATCAATTAGCTGGTCAACAATTGGGTTACCCTTTGTATGCCAACTACTTGCCAGCCAACGCTATTACTGCTGGTTACACTAACGTGTTTGTACGTGTAATCGAAGATCCGGATCAGTTGTACCAAGTACAAGCTGCTGGTTCAGTAACTTACACTTCTATCGGTAAAACTGCAGCTTTAGGTAACTTCACTGGCGGTACAGGTTCTACAACTGGTAATACAACTTCTGGCGATTCAGTTATTAACGTAACTGGTTCAATCACTAGCGGTGTGTTGACTGTTGCCAACACTAATGCCCTTGCAGTTAAGATTGTTGATTTAGTTAATGCTAACTCTACATTCGGCGGCAATTTCCCATCTAACCCTGGCGATGCGTATACAGATTTGATCGTGAAGTTAAACTTCGGTGTTCATTCTTACTACCAATCTGCTGGTACATCTAACTAATAAAGG